CGGCCGTGAGATTCACCGTCGCGCCCTCGAGTTTTTGTTGTTGCGCGGCGATCGCGTCGGTGATCCCTTGAATCTCGAGGTGCGCGTCCTTCGCGGCCTGGATGATTTGTTTCAGGTTCGCATCCCACACGCCATTGGCATCGGTGCCGGCCTTCAGGAAGGACGCGAAGTTGTCATTCAGGACTTGCGCGGCCTGCGCGGCCGTCATCGTCCCCTGACTCAGTTTCACAAAGACGTCGAGGAGTTTCCGCTCGTAAAACGCGAGATTGCCTTGTGTGAGGCCGCCGGCCTCGTCGATGATCGCTTTCAGATTGTGGAGGGCGGCCGAATCAAGATCGCCGTGAAAGAGGGATTTCTTTTCGTCGTCGATCGTCTTTTGGAGGCCGTCCGAAAACGTCACTCCCCATTCCTGGCCGAGCTTGTACGCGTTGGACTTCGATCCGCGGATCGCGCCGACGATCGCGCCGACCGCGGCGCCGACCGCGGTCCCCCATCCCGGGAGAATTTGTGTCCCGATCGCGGCGCCGGTCGCGGCGCCCGACATGACCCGATGCGCCTCGGAGCCGGCCTGCGTCGCCTGGCCGATCGCCGCGGCCGCGCTCAGGGCGCCGGCGGCCATCTGCGAGTACCCCGCGACCGTCTCTTGTGTGTTCTGCGCGGTTTTGATTTGACTCCATCCCGATTGCATCCCTTTCGCGGCCTGGACGCCGGCCGACATGAGCGCGATCGTCGTCGCGATCCCTTGCGCGACGCCGCCGAACGCGCCGCCGCTCACTTGCGCCAATTGCGCGAAGGCCTGCGTCAGACTCCCGAGCGTTTGCTCGAGGCCGACGGTCGCCTTTGACATCGCCTCGATCTTGTCTTTGTCGGCGTCGGTGACGAGGCCTTGCTCCTTCAGGGCCTTGAATACCTCCTCGGATTTCATCCCGAGATTGAGCATCTCTTGTGCGGCCTTCGCCGTCTCGGGCGCGAGTTTCGCGTGCGCGGCGGCCGTCGCGTTCGCGGCGACCATTGCGGCCGTGAGGTGGAGTTTCGTGACTTGGACTTGCTTACTCAATTGCGCCCAGGCGCCGCCGCTATCGACGGAGGCCTGGACTTTTTTCGTGAACGATTCGTACTCGTTCCCGAGCGTCACGATCGAATCTTTCATGTCGTCGACCGCGTACCCGGACTTTTTCAACGTCTCGAAGGCCTGCGCGCCGGTTTGCCCCTCGCGGAGAAGTTTCAACGTCGCATCGGTGACCTGCGCGCCGAGGTCGCGGTGTGCGTTCGCGATCGCGCGCATCGCGGCATCCATCGGATCGAGCGCCTTGACGACGCCGCCGATCCGGTTGACCATCGTCGCCGCGTCGACGGTCGCATTCGCGATCTTCGAATGGAATTCGTCGATCGCCGCGTTGAGACGCTTGAGCTCGGCGGCCGCTTTCGTCGCGGCGTCCTTCGCGTCCTGTAATCGCTTTTTGTAGAGGTCGATCACCTCGGCGGCGACGCCGGTCGACTTTGTGATGTCGTCGTTCGACTTCCCGAGCTCGAGGCCGGCGCGGACGTTTGCCAGGACGGCCGGCTCGAGGTGATTCAACGTGTTGAGCGCCTCTTTGAGTTGTTCGGTGAGCGCGGCCGGGACTTTCGGGACCGGGAGCTCGATATCCTCGCCGTGCGTGCCGAACCCGCGGGCGAAGTCCGCGCGGGCGGCGTCCATCGCGGCGCGGGCCTCGGCGATCGCCGCGAGCGCCTTATGGATATCCGGCGCCGTGAATTCCGCTTTCGTGACCTCGAGGAAATCGGATTTGTACAGTTTCGCCTCGAGGACGAGATCCCCGAGCGCGGCCTCGACCCTCGTCGTCACGTTCGCCCAATAGGCATTCCATTCGCGCGCGCCGGCGGCCGCGGCCTTGACCTGCGCGTCACCGGCGACCTCCGCGGCGCCCGCCAGTTTCGCGTAGTTGTCGACCATGCCGGCGACCGCGTTCCCGACAGCCTTCCCGCCGATCGCGACCATTGCCGCGTTGCGTTCCTGCGCCGAGGTGAATTTGTCGAGGTTCGCGATGATCGTTTTGAATTGCTCCTCGGGTGTGAGCTCTTTAAATTGCTTCCACGAGAGGCCCATTTTCGCGAGCGCGTCCTCGACCTTTTTCCCGCCATCGGCGACGTTGATCCCCATCTTGAACACGACATCGGCGAACGTGTCGACCGTCGTCCCGGTTTGCGCGGCGACGTAGGCCATCCGTTGCAACGTGTCGAGCGAGAGGCCCGTTTTCGCCGACAGGTCGGTCAGATGGCTCGCCGTTTCGATCGCGGCCTTGCCGCATTCGCCGATCTTCTCGATCACCGTATCGATGAGGTTCCCGACGGTGAAGGCGCCGACGAGACGTGTGAGCGTGCCGCCGAGGACGTCGGTCGCCTCCGCGGTTTTCCGCGTTTGTTGCTCGAGCGCGACGAAATGCGCGGGCGCGTCCTTCAATTTGTCGTAATGCGCGATCGCCTCCTGCATGACCTGATTCACGCGCGCCTGATCGGCGGCCGTGAGGCGCGCGGCGCCGCCGATCTTCTCGACCGCGGCCGCGTACTCCTCGGCGCGCCGCTTGTCTAAGATCCCGTTGAAGTCCGCGACGAGCTTATTGGTCGCGTTGAGGCGGACGCCGGCGTCGGAAAACTTCTGGCCGGCGGCCGTCATCTGATTCGCGAACCCCTCGGCCGCGAACCCGGCCGCCTGCATTTGCGCCTTGAATCCGGAAATGTCGGCGACGACCGCGGCCGTCAGTTTGCCAATCTGTTGATCCGCCATCGGTTAATCCTCGAGGACGATCGCCGTGTGCGGGCGGGCCTTCCAACCGAACCGCGCGGCCAGGGCGCGCGCGACCGCGGCGCCTTCCGCGGTCGTTTGCGGCCGGGCGCGCGGCCGCCGGTTATACAGTTTGTTCGCGAGGGCGGCGGGTTCTTTCACGCGCGACAACGTCGCGACCATGAGCGCGCGCGAGACGTCGCGATCGTGCGCGTCGCGCCTGGCCGCGCGCTCGATCACAAATTCGCGGACGAGCTCGCGGACCGTCAGGCCCCAGAAGGCGCGGCCGCGGATCCCGATCTTGCCCGCTTCGATTTGGAGGGCCCGCCAGTTCCATTCTGACGGGCCTTCAGAGGGCGGTCCGGATCCTCCGGCGGAATGCCCAGGGCGCGGAGATCGGCCTCGTCCGGTTGCGAGCCGGGAAAGAGGCTCAGCATGATCAACGTCGATTCGTGCCAGCCCACGCGATCCATGAGCCAGCCGGCGCGCCCGATCGTCATGTCCGGATGATGCTCGCGGAGCGCCGCCCACACGACGAGGCGAACGTCCTTCCATTCCATCGCCGGGAGGAATTGTTTCACGTACGCGTTGAACCCGATCCGCCGTGGATCCCCGCGCGGAATGCCGGCGTTGAGGAGATCCTCGACCTCGCACATCGCGTTAATCGAGAGTTGGAGGCGATAGGCCTCGCCGTCGATCTCGACCGTTTGCTCGGCCCGTTCCGGATTGCCCATAGTGCGCCCTCCTCTACCGCATGGGCGGCCGCCAGATCGCCAGGCCCGGGAGGAGCCAGGCCAGGATGATGAGCACGATCACGACGATCACGAGGACACGGAGGATTTGTTTGATCGCCACGTCCAACGGGAGGCGATCAAACACAAACAGGAGCACGCCGAGGACAACGATCGTGATCAACAAATTGATGAGCGGCATCCGGCCCTCCTCGAGCGCGTCGGCCTCGCGCGCCGCGCGCTCGTCCACGGGATCGCGCGCCAGTTATGGGAGCGCCGCGGTGTAGTCGGTCGCCGGCGTGATCTCGATATCGAGATCCATCGGATTCGTGTCGTCGGCCGTGCCCGGCTGATACTTCGACACAAACCCGGTAAACGGGTACTCCTCGGGGAGGACCGGCGGAATCGCCGTCGCGTCGCCTTCGTTCAGCCGGACGATGAAATCCCAAATCTTGCGCGAGACGCTCAGATTGAGGAGGCCGGGCGGATTCGTCGTCCCGTCGCCGTCGGCGTTCGACTGCGTCGGATCAGACGGGAGCCAGCGGCATTTGATCACGAAATTCCCCATGTCCCGCATCGCCGCGGCGTACTCGTGCGCGGCGCGCGGCGATCGGAGGTGCGTGACCTTCATTTTCGCGGTCGTCAGGTCGCCGAATTGCAGACTCACCATTCCTTTCAGGGCGCGGAACGTTTCCGGGCCCGGCGCCGTGTTGCCGATCCCGATGAGCAATTGGACGCCGTACCCTTGCTTGACCTCCGGCGCGATCGAGTAAAACGTATCGGTGACGTCGCCGGCGCCGCCGGCGCGTGGCACCGGACCGGGCCGAACAGGAACGTTGGGACGTGGTGACGGTGACATGGTCTACTCCTCTCGAAACAGAATTTCGTAGTCCTGCATAATCCGGAGCTCGTTCAATTCGGCCGCCTCGTACTCCTCGGTTTCCGACCGCATCTTGATCAAGGCGACGCGGACCGGCGGCGATCCGATCGCGCCGCGCCATCCGGCCAGGCCGGGCGCCTCGGCGGCCGGCGCCGGATACCGGCCTTTGGCGGCCGCGGCGAGCTCTTGCGCGACCGCGAGGCCGTCGCCGCCGGTCGCGCGGTCGGCGTAGTGATCGACTTGCACGCGCGCCGTCACGAGGCCCACGGGCCCGCGGAGGTGCATGGGATCATCGCGATCGATTTGTTGCACGCGGATCGCCGGCATCGGGCAGTTTTGCGGCAAGATCAGCGCGTAGATCCGATCGCCGACGAGCGCCGTCACGGCGGGAATCGCGAGGAGGCGCGTCCGGACAATTCCCTCGGCATTCATGCGGCGATCTCCACGTGCCCGTCGACCCAGGTCGTAATCGCGCGCCACAATTCGCGCCCGAACCGATCGAGCGTCGGCCAGGCCTCGGCGTCATACGCTGGCCGGACAAACGGCCGCGCGGCGTGATACTTCCACCCGAATTCCCAAAACTTGCCGTAAAAGAAATGACGCGTCGGCCCGATCTGGACTTCCGCGGACACGGCGTCCGACTTGATCGGCGCGACGAGGATCGAATCGGCCAGGTGCGGCGCGACCGGCCCGCGCGGCGCGAGCTCGCGCATCCGCTCGGCCATCGGTTCGGCGGCCGACGCGAGCGCCTCGAGGAGTACGGCGCCGGCGATCGCGTCCGGGAGCGTCTCGAGGGTTTTGGTGAGCGCCGTCACGCCGGTGATCGTCATCGTCCACGGCATCAGATCACCCCTGCCGCGCGCGCGTGAGGAGTTGAATGCTTTCGCGCCGTCCGACCTGCGAGGAATCGATGATGTCGTAGGTGCGCGCTTTGTAGACGAGGCGCCGCGTCGCCGGGACGTCGATCACGTCCGGATCCATGTCCGGCCGGTACGGCATGACCCAGGTCGTTTCGAATGGTGCCGTTTCCTGATTCATCACAAACCGCTCGCGCTCGGTCCCGGTGAGATCGGATTTCGACATCCACACGTCGGCGAGCGCGACCCACTCCTCGATCGGCAGACCGCTTCCGCCCGTCGACGAGATCAGTTGTTCGATCGTCACGACGCGATCGCGTTGTCCCGGTTGTTGATGCGCCATCGGTCACCATGCTTTTTGCCAAAAGTGCGACGGCGTGAACGTCGACACGGTGTACCGGCCCTCGAGGTTGAACGCGCGATTCGTGTAGAAATCGGCGACGCACAAGGCGATCCCTTGAATCTCCCGCTCGAGCCAGGGCGCCGCGGTGAGCTCGGACGTCCCGGCGCGATAGGTCACCGTGACGGCGTCCGGGCGGCCGCTTTGTGTCGCCGGCCAGGCGCCGCCCGGCGGCGGCCATAGTTCGGCCTTCCGATACCGGCCCGCCGGCTTGAGGAGATAGGTCGGCGGCGGCGCCGGATCGATCGGCGGCGACGGCGCGAGGAGCGATTGGCTCGCGCCGCTCGCGTCGACATACCCGAACGCGATCATCTCGAGGAACGGCGGCCGCTCGAGCCGGATCCGCCCGTACGGAAAACGGTCGAGGATCATCGTCCACGTTTGCGGCCGGAGCGCCTTGCTCGTCCACTCCTCGTAGTAGGTCGTCGCCGCCAGGATCAGGCGGCGAATGTGTTCGTCCTCGATCGTCGAATCGGTCACCGTCCGGAGGACTTTGTCGCGGACATAGGCGACCGTCGCCGCGAGCTCCGTCGCGCCCTCCTCGAGACGCGTTTCCCACGTGACGAATTCATCCCAGGCCGACACCGAATACCCGGTCGGATCGACGTACGCGGTCGACGGGTACGGCCAGGTCACCACGTCCCCCGCGCGCTCGCGTTCGGCGCCTCTTTCCCGCGCGGGCCCTCGGGCCCAGGCGGGCCGGTCCGGCCGTCGCGGCCGCGTTTGACGGACAACGTCCACACGCGCCGGCCGTCGGCCGTGTGTTCGTCCGGACGCGTCGTCGCGTCGGCCTCCCGGTTGATCCACTGCGATCCGCCGTACGTGACGCAGTCGCCCGGCGTATACGCGGCGCCCGGGACAAACGTCCCGCGGTAGACCGGGATCGCGTGCACGATGCGGCCGAGCTCGACGCCGGCGGCCGTCCGAAACACAATCTCCCGCGGGCCCTCGGCCTCGACGCGGAGCGCCTCGAGCGTCACGACGCCGTCGCGGCCAGGCGCGCCCGGCGCGCCGTCGTCGCCGGCGAGGCCGCGCTCCCCTTTCGGGCCCGGTTCGCCGCGGTCGCCTTTGTCGCCGGCGGGCCCGCGCTCCCCGGCCGGCCCGGCCGGCCCGGCGAGGCCGTCGCGGCCGTCGCGCCCGTGAACGACCGGCCGCGCCTCGAGCGCCGCCAGGCGCGCCAGGAGCGGCGCCGTCGCGCGCGCGATCGCGTCCCGAACGCCGTCGGCGACGGCGGCGATCACGGTGTCGAGCTCCTCGTCCGTCATGCCGCGACCTGCGCGAGACGCGCGGCCAGGTCCGCGCGCGCGCGGCGGCCGAGCTCGAGGAGCTCGAGATCCTTTTTCGGCGGCGCCGGCGGCGGCGCGTTCGGATCGGGCGCGGGCGCCGGCGGCGTCGCGCGCGCGCCCGCAAACGGATCGGCCTGCGCGTCGCGTTTCGCGAGCGCCTCGAGCGAATAATTTTGTTGCTGCAAGTACGGCGATTCGCCGCCGGTCACCGGACCGAGATCAAAAAAGCGTTTGCGCGCCTCGTTCGGCGCCATGCCGCCCGATCCAATCGCGTCGGAGGCCGCTTTCGTTTTGCTCCCGGTGTCCATCTTGAGGAGATCGTCAAGATCGAATTCCGTGCCCATCGTTTGCCGCGCGCCCTCTTTCGACAGGCCGAGGCCCTCGTCGAGGAGCGCCTCAATCGATTCCATCGGGTTCTGTAAACACTGCGAGTAATACTCAATGTTGAGCGCCTCGACGGTGGTATTCGCGGGCGGCGGCGCGATCCCGATCTTGTAGGGCGGGACGTGGAACGCCGTACACACGTTTTCGGCCGTCCACTTGAGTTGATCGATCAATTGCGCGTCGACGGCCGACATCGTCATCGCTTCGTACTTCAGGCCGTTTCCGAGGACGGCGATCTTCCCGACGTTCGGGCCGGTGTACTGCGCCATCCATCGCGCCTGCATGTCCTTTGAGAGCTCGTCGTTGATCTCGCCGGGCGCGGTGAGAATCCCGCTTGGTTGTAGGCCGTTCGCGAAAAACTTCGCGGCGTTCGTTTGAATCTGGAGGCCTTGCACGGCGGCCAGGCCGCAGGCCGTGATCGGCGACACGCCGCACAACGGGTGATAGAGCGGGACCATGACATCATGGATGATTTCCGACGCCGGGATCATCGTTTGCGCGGTCGTGACGCCGGCCAGGTAATCCGGCGACAGACCGTAAAACACCGACCCATCCGGCGCGACAAACGGCCGCGCGCACTGCGGATTGAGGACATAGAGCTCGACGACGACGCCGCGCGCGTCGCGCGCTTTCAAGATGTACGCGTTGCCCCACACAAGTTTTGAGATGATCCACTGCTCGAGGAATTTGATCCGCGTCTGAAAGTGATTCGGTTTCCGGAGGAGCGGCGAAAACGCCGGCGAGTACGTGTCACTCCAAATCCCGGTCTTCTGATCGAGCTCGACGAGATTCACACACAGTTTCGCGATGTCCTGCGCGATCAACGTGACGCAGGAATAGACCGCGGCAAACGTGAGGACGTTCTCGGTTTGGACGGTGAGATTCCGTTGCCAGGCGCCGGCGAACGGCTCGAGGATCCGATACCAGCCCGAGCCGAATCCCGACGTGTCGGTGACCCATTGATTCGCCTTCGTGCGGCGGCGCGGCGCGCGCGAAATCTCGAGGCCGAAAATCCGCATCGTTACTCCGCGACCATGTCGCGCCGGCGATACGTGCGTTTGCTCGGGCGCCGGGCCTCGAGCTCCCCGGCCGTCGCATACCGCGCGCGGCCTTGATACGTGTAGGCGAGCGCCTCGACCGGCGTCACCTCGAGGGATTCGCCGGCCTCGACGACGCGGCCGCGGTGCGGGAGGCGCTCGAGCGCGACGATCGGAATCGGTGTCTTTGGCATGTGCTCCGGCCCACGACGGCCGCGCGCGGGCCGGATGTCAGGGAGGACTACGCGCGCGCGGCCGTCGGCCTCAGACGCTTACGAGCCCCAGGCGACGTTTTCCATGAATTCGACGGCCTCGGGCCGGCGCTTTGTCCAATTGATATGGCGCTCAGCGCGAATCCCGAGGAGGTTGTCCTGCCACAGAGACACGAGCGCGGCGCCCGTGCCGGTCGATCCGTCCTGTGCCGGCGCGTCGGACATCTCGAGCGAGGCCTCGCGCGAGACGTCGATCGCGACCGCGCCATCGTCGGCGAGGAAAATCTCGGGCGCGTTCGCGAGGATCACGATATTGCCCACGGTCCCGCCGAGGCTCGCCTGTTGCGTGCCGATCACTGGGAGGCCGGACAACGTCCCGCCCTGGATCGTCATGCCCGGGAATTGTGGTTGCCCGAGCGCGTTCACCATGAGCGAGAGTTGCAGACACAACGTATTCGGCATGATGAATACGGCCTTCGACGGATCGAGATTCGCGATCGTGAATTTCGAGATCAAGGCGGCGATATCCTGGCGAACGTTGTCGGCCGTGTTGCCGGCCGAGGTGAGCGGCGTCACGCCATTGGTAATCGAGGCCGGACTCACGTTCGGGACGGCGGCCTTCGCCGGATCGATGAAATCGTGATCCTGCTTCTGGACGACGGCGCCGGCGAGCGAATCCCGGACGACCGTCTCGGCCGACGGCGCCGATAACATCGCGAGCTCGTCGGCGATCACGGCGATCGCGGCGAGTTTCGCGATCCCGAGCGTGATCGGTGCGAAATCGAATTTCGTCAGCGGCTTCGGCTTTGCCTGGCCGACCCAGTTTGCGGCGCCGCCCGAGGTCTGACTCACCATCCGGACATTCGGCGGGACCATCCGGAGGCCCGGCATCCGGCCGATGATCGTTTGCGGTCGCAGAAATTCGATGAACTCGCCCGGCAGATCGCGCAAGTACGCCAGGGGGGACGCGTTCGTCGGATCGGTCGTCGTCCCGGCGCCCACGGCGGCCTTAAGCGCGAGGTGCACCTCGAGGTCATCCGCGAATCGGGCCTTGGCGACCTCGAGCGGTGTCTGATTGCGCGTGATGAACGAGACACATCGGCAAATCACGACGCGCGCGAATCCGATCCCGGGATCGCGGTTCGCTCTGACGGTGACGGACGGTCGCGGCGCGAGCGCGAGATTCCCGTACGTGCGCGGCGCCAGGGATTCCCGGCCTTCGTCCGGCGTCGCGCCGGCGACCGGCCGCGCGGCCGTTTTGAGGTTCGCCTCGAGCATCGTCGCCCGCGACATCTGCGCGTCGAGCGCCTCGATCTCCCGTTGCAACGTGTCGAATTCATCCTGGCCGGCGACGTCGAGTGTCGTTCCGTCATCGGCGTTCATTAGTTCGGTTTGGCGCGCGACCTTGGCGGCCTTTTCGGCGGCCCAGGCCTGGACGCGATCGCTTTGTGTCCTCATAACAACCCCTGGCCGTTCCCGGCCTGACTGGCCCGTGACGCCGGGCACGGTGCGGACGATCGGGCGCTCACGCCGGCCGGACGCGGCGAGCTCGAGCGCGATGGATTTGCGGAGCGCGGTCGCGGCGGATTTGATCGTGGTGATCGAGGCCTCGGCGTTCGCCGGAATCGTGACGGCCGAGAGCTCGAGCCACTCCCAGGAAATGAACCGGATCCCGTCGCCGTTGTCGAGGAATGCGTACTCTTTCGGATCGAATCCGATCGAGAGGCCGCGGACGAGGCGCTTTTGTACGGCCTGCCACGCGAAATCGAGAATGTCTTTGAGCCGGCCCGGTGTGTCGGACCGTTCCATTTGAATCCGGACGGGAATCCCGTCGGCCGTCGGTTTCGCGGCGATCAGATTTCCGACGGGCGTTTGTCCGACAAACGGATCCCGGCCGTGTTGCCACATGAACGGCAGCGGGAGTGAGAAGATTCCGCCGAGCGGCTCGACGATGTCGCCGACGCGATCCGGTGTCGGCGTCGTCGCGACGCCGTCAATGATCCGTTGCGCGTCGTCGACCGACTTCAGCGTGAGGAGGGAATACGCGCGTTGCACGCGGCCGTCTCGGCGCTCAGTCTGCCGAGGCCGCGGTCGCGCCGATAGTGGGTACGGATCAGAGTGCCCGCGTTTACCCGCGTTTGCCCGCGTTTGCCCGCGTCGCGAGACGCTATCTAGACGCTAGGGCGCGCGCCTTACTTCTCGCCGGCACGCGGCGCCGTGAGGACGAGGAGGCCGGGCCCGCTCGAGCTCGAGGCCTCGGCCCGGATTCGAACGCCGCCGCCTGGCGTGCGTCGGACCTCGAGCGCGCCCTTTCGAATCCACCGGCGGACCGTGCTCTCGTCGACGCGTTCTCGAGCGGCGAATTCTCGGATTGTGAATTCCATAGGTCACCCCAAAAACGTGAGCGAGTATTGCGGCGGTTTCGGCGTCGCCAATTGCGTGAGCGCGTTGAGTGTCGCTTGCGGTCCGTCGATTCGGCCGCGCGATCGTTTTTTGCTCGCGAGGACGTTCCCCTTGTCGTCGCCGCGCGGGACCACGTTCGCGACCATGAGTGTCATCAGCGGATTCCGATTATGCCTGACGCGCCTTTGTAAAATCCGCGCCTGTAGTTCTTTCATCGGTTGCGACAGGAACGCGTACGTTTGTGCGATCGGGATCACCTTGAGCCGGTCCTCGTCCTGTAGCGCCTGGACGAGCTCTTGCGCCTGCCAGGGATCGTTACAAATCGCGGTCGCCTTCCATGCCTTCGCGAGCGCGGCGACCTCGTGCCGGACTTGAATCCGATCGATCACGTTGCCCTCGGTGAGCCGGACGTGCCCTTGCTCGGCGTACAAATCGTACGGGATCCGGTCGCGGTGACTCCGGTCGGCGAGGTTGTCCCGCGGGAGCCAGAAATGCGGCTCGAGCGCGATCTCCGTGTCGGACAGTTTCCACACAATCACGGCGGCCGTCACGTCGATCGAGCTCGAGAGGTCGAGGCCAATCCAGCACGGGCGGCCGCGGAGCTCGCCGGCGTCCGGGAGCGGCGGGCACGCATTCCAATCGGTGAGCGAAAAGTACGCCTCGGCCGTCTCGACTTTTTGCCCGAGATAGAGGCGCCGGAATTTCGGTTGCTCGGCCGGGTTCGCGAGCGCCTTCCGGCATTCCTTCCGCAGGAAATCCGGTTTCACGGACACATTCCAATTCGGATTCGCTTTGATCCACGTCCCCTCGAGCGTCCAATCGTCCTCCGGATCGGCGGCCGCGATGAACGGGAACCACTCCGGGAGCGGGACGGTCCCCTCGAGGACGCGCGTCGACAAGAGGTGATGTTGCGCGTACACGCCGGCGTCGTCCTCGCCGGCCGTCGTGATCTCAAAGAGGAGCGGTTGATCGCGCGTCCCCATGCCGGACTCTATGACTTCGATCAGCCCGGCCGACGGATGCTTGTGGACTTCGTCGGCGACGGCGACCGAGGGCCGGAGGCCGTCGAGCGTGTCGGCGTCGGCGCCGAGCGCCTCGAGTTTCGACTCCGTACTCGTCTGGTGCAGGTTGTATTTCGAGACGGTGATGTGTTCTTTGAGCGCGGCCGAGCGGAGCACCATTTGCCGCGCGGCCTGAAAGGTGATCCGCGCCTGATCTTTTTTCGTCGCGACGCTATACCCTTCCGCGCCGGACTCCCCGTCGAAAAACGTCAGGAGGACGAGGAGGCCGCCGGCGAGCGTCGACTTTCCCGATCCGCGCGGGAGCTCGACAAACGCATTCCGGAATCGCCGGAGGCGCGTCCGTCGGTGAACCCAGGCGAACAAATTCCCGATGATGAATCGTTGCCAGGCCTCGAGGACGACCGGCCGGCCGGCCCATTCGCTCCCCTTGTAATGTCGACACAAGGCGAACAATCCGAACGCGCGGCGCGCGAGCTCCGGCCGATACATCCACTCGCCCTGGCCGGCCTGCGCGCGCGCGAGGTCCGTCACGAATCGTTGACAGGTGAGCCGGTGCCAGCGGCCGGCCGGCGTCACGCCGTCGGCGACGGCGCGCGCGTACCGGGTGACACTGTCACCGGATCGCGAGGAGGCGCCGGAGCGTTTCGCGCTCATGATCATCCGAGGGCGCGCCGCCGACGACGACGCGCGACCTCGAGGACGGCGTCAGGCCGAGCTCGGCGTCAACCCGCACAAGCAATTGGAGCGTCTTGTTTGACATGACGCGCGCCGGATTCGGCATCGGATGTTTTTGCGGGCCCACGGCGACGACCGGCGGGAGCTTCGCGGCCTCGACCAATTGCGCGCGGTAGTTCGCCCAGAGGTCACAGTGAGCAATCGCGAGCGCGCGATCGTTACGCGTGATCTGGCCGATCGCGATCGCCGGCGCGATCGTGCGCGCCCACTCGTCGCGCTGCTCGTCAGTCAGGAGCTCCTCGGGACACTCGGCCGAGAGCGGCCGCGCCTTCGGCTCGAGCCGGTTGATCGCGCGCTTGCCCGGATTCCCGCGGAGGAGTTTTAGATTGGTCGGCGTCGGTTTGCGGCCTCTCATAGCGCGGCGACCTTCTCGGCCTTCTGGCCGGTGAAGGCCTCCCACCGATCGATCGCGACCTGACAGTACGCCGGCTCGAGCTCGACGCCCAGGCCGGCGCGGCCGGTCTGCTCGCAGGCGATGAGCGTCGACCCGCTCCCGAGAAAGAGGTCGAGGACCGGCCGCATCGGATCCGCGCTGTTATGAATCGCGCGGACCGCAAGCGCCACGGGTTTTTGTGTCGGGTGAAACTCATTCGCGGGCGGCCGATCGCAATCCCAAACGGTGACCTCGTTCGCCGGCCCGAACCATCGCGGCGCCTGCCCGCGTTTGAACGCGTAGTACGCGGCCTCATGTTTTTGCTTGTACTGCGCGGACAAGGCGCCGAATTGCGCGTGGTTCTTATTCCAGACGAGGTGATTCCGAATCTCATACCCGGCGGCGCGGAGCGCGAGCGCGGCCGCGACGTCGAGCTCCCGGCCGACGCCATGCCAGAGATAGAACGGCGCCGCCTCGTCCGACCACGTCGCCGCCATCTGACAGGCCGGCGCGTACAGGTTCGCCGTGTCGTCGCCGGCGAGTTTCCGCCGCGGCAGCGTCCCGCCGGCGTAGTCGAGGCCGTACGGCGGATCGGTGTAGACAAGGCCCGCGAGCGTCCCGGCGAGGAGGCGCTCGAGCTCGGCGGCCTGCGTGGCATCCCCGCAGAGGATCCGGTGTCGGCCGAGCGCGAACACGTCGCCGCGGACGATCGAGGTCGCGCGCGCCGGCGGGATCGCGTCCGGATCGGTCCGGCCGAGTTTCACCGGCGCCGCTTTCACGAGGTCGGCGAGCTCCTCGCCTGAAAACCACGGCTCGAGGACGAGGCCGGCCGAGAGGTCGGCGTGTAGTTGTTCCACGTTCCACACGCCGAGCTCGGCCGTCCGGTTGTCGTAGATCGCGAGCTCGCGTTTTTGCGCCGGCGTCAGGTCGCGGCGCCGGACCGCGACGATCGTCCGGCCGTCGACGTCCACGATCTGAAGTTTCGTGATCCCGGCCTCGGCCGCGGCGGCCTGGACGCCGTTCCCCGCGAGGATCACGCCGGCCTCGTCGATCACGATCGACCGGGCGGCGCCGACGGTCCGGAGCGCCTCGACGACCATTCCGACGTTGCGCGCATCGTGGAGGCGCCGATTCGCGGGATCCGGCGTCAGGTCGGCGACGCGCGCCAGGCCGCCGGCGGCCGCCGAGCGCCTCGAGCGGCCGCGCCTGGCCGCGCGCGAGCGCCTCGAGGCCCGTCTCGCGGTCGATCCCCCCTTGCGGGATCCCCCCCTTGCTAATTTCGCGGGCACGTCTTGAAAGGCCGGCCCGGCCCCGCGGCCGGCCGGCGCCGATCGCGACACTCCCCCCCCATCATCGGCCGGCGAACGTTTCGGCCGAATGACACGGCGTACAGAGGGCGCGACAGTTACTCAAATCGAACACGTCGCCTCCGTCGGCCAGGCGCCGGACGTGGTGAATCTCGCGCGACGCGCGCAGGCGGCCGCCGGCCTGACAAAAGACACAGACGGGATTACGGGCGAGGTACCACGCGCGGAACCGACGCCAGGCGGCCGACGAATACACGGCATGATGCGGGCCTCGTGTGCGGCCCACACGTGGCATCCGGGCCGGCTCAGGCGCGAACGGCATAGGGGGACTGCCCGATTCCGTTGCCCATTATCGGTGAAGATCCCGCCGGCCTGAATTTTCGGGCCGGGTAATCTGTGGCCGGGCCTTCCGCGTCGCACAATCCAGTACACGTGACGGAGCGCGACACGACGCCACGCGACGGCGACCGTGAGCGCCTCCTCGCGTGAGCGCGCCCGGTAGGCGACCCACACGGCGCCACGTGATCCCGGCCAGACGGGCGGATCGTAGGCCATGACCCAGTACGGGAGCGCGGCCCGGCCAGGTCGGCGGCCGGAGCTCGAGACATCAATCACGACAGGTCAGGCCGGCCGGCCAGGCCGGCGAACATGCGACGCGCTCGAGCGCGCCTCGACCACGGCCGCCCGAACCTGGCGGCCTTCGAATCGAAGGCCCGGCCTCGTTTCAGGCCGTCCGGTCGAACGAGTCCGGCCGGGATTGAGGGCCGGGCGAAACCTGGCGGCCGTCACGAATCCCGCCGGCCGATTTCCGAGCGGTCGGCCATCTTGTGGCCGGTCATGTCCTCGAGGCGCCGCTCGTTCCGGTGGTGCGCGTCAAGAATCTCCTGGCCGTACAGGCGCCATCGGGTGAGGAGCTCGACCTCGCGGTCGGCGCGTGCACGGCGCGCCGATTCATTGTCCGGTTGAATCCCGAGCGCCTCGTCGGTGTCGGCGATGAGCGTCAGCAATTGCGGCGTGAGCATAGGGCCTCCGGGTGTTCGTCCAAATCCTCGAGCGCGCGCGCTTCGCGGACGGCGACCTCGACGCAGGCCGGGCCCTCCGTGTAAAACTTCCGCGCGTGCAAGGCGATTACCTGCGCGTCGTCGTGATACAGGATCCCGGTGAGCGGATCGAGGACGGCGCGCGCGGCCTTGTCGAGATCCGGGCGCGTCGTCGGAAACAATCGCCGCCGGATCGGCGCCGACTTCGGGCGCGGCAGATAGAACGTGAGATCGACCGCGAGCGCGCCCTCGAGGAGCCGGCCGCCGGCGCGCGCGACGACCGTCTCGGCCGCATACCGGATCGCGCTTTCCCATTTCGCGAGGCTCGGATTGTCGGTCGTCACGACGGCGGCGCCCTGGCCGTTCACGAATGCGCGCGTCGATCCCTTCGGTTGCGGAATCCCGTAGACCTTGAACCCGACGACGAGCGGCGTGTGAGTGTCGGTCATCAGTGCACTTTGCCCGATGCGTCGTCCTCGCGGCGGACGGCGGCGGCGAAAATCGGAAACGCGCGATCGACGATCTCCGCGACCTCGATTGGCGCGACCTGGCGGCCAAGTGTCGCCGCGAGCGCGAGCGCGAGACACGTCGCGACGACCGTCATCCGATCGATGTGGTCGGCCACAAAAATCGCCGACATCTTGCGCGCGAGCGCCTCGACTTGCTCGAGGTCGACGAGGCTTGTTAGGTCATCGCTCATGCAAGGCCTCGCCGTTCAAAGATCGTCAGGTCGCGGACGCGGTGATTCGTCGAGCGCGTGATCGCGATCCGGCCGACGGTGATCCATTGCCGTTTTTGATGCATCGGCCAACATGTATCGAGCCAGACGAGAAATCCGGCGGCCGCGGTGACCTCGGCCAGGGCGGCGACGGCGCGCCGGCGATCGATCATCGGCGTTTGATACCGCGCGGCGTCGGCCTTGCTATAGGGCGGATCGGCAATCACGAGCCGGAACGGTTCGATCCGGTGTCGCGGGAGGAGCTCGCGCGGCAGATCGTACACGGAGCATTGATATTCGGCCGGCTGACGGAGGTCGCATCGCCAGTACCGGCCAGGCGGGAGCGATCCGGAAAACACGTGCAAGATGCGCGCGGTCGTGTCGTCGGCCCGGTACGCGTCCGGAAAAATCGCCATGATCCGCGACAGGAGGCCCGGCGGGAACGCGCCGTAAAACTCGGTCCGGTTTTGATAGTCGTTCCCGAGGAGCCAGCGGCCGTATACCACGTCGCCGTCGGCCTCGCGCGTGACGGCCAGGTGCGACGCCGGCCATCGCGCAAACGAGCCATTGAACGCCGCGGCGCGCTCGCGGAGCGTCATCGGGCCCGCCGAAACATCGCGGCGCCCGGACACGTCACGAAATGCGAGCCGGCAAGATCAACCGTCCACACGGGCCGGCCGGTTTTCGAATCGGTCGCCGTCTCGAGCGCGACGAGCTCGCCGGTAAACGGCATCTGGCGCCCGGTTTTGATGCTCGTCGCGTACGTGATCGCTTTCCCACACTGCGGATCGCGACATCGCGCCGGCGTCACCGTGTCACCCCACACTTGCAACGTGCGGATCGTGTCGCCGGCCATTTATTTATCCTCCCCGAGCGCGGCCAGTTTCCCGTCAAACGGGAGCGCGTGTTGCCGGCCGAAAAAACATTCGTATGCGTGTGCGACCGCGACCGCGCGCGCGAATTCTTCGTCAGCGGCCGTGATGTACGCGCGCTCGATCGCGGCCTCGTCGACCGGCCCGATCGCATGGGCGCGACACCGGATCCGGCGTTTGCGCGTCCCGGCCAGGACTTGGATCGGATCGCCCGGTTTGACGAGGCACCAATCGAACCCGCATCGCTCCTCGTGTGTCGCGATTTGCCAAATCAGCATGTCGTTAGCCTCCTCGTGTGCGGAGTTTCCGGAGCCACGCCGTTTCGCGCGCCCTGAAGGCCTCGCGCGCCCGATCGGCGCGGTGCACGGCGAGACGCCGCTCGAGGGCGGCCGTGATCATCGCGTCGAGCTCGCGGCCTTGCCAGGTCGCGCCCAGATCGCGACTCGCGATCCGTTTCACCTCGGCGACGAGCTCGGCGAGGACCGGCGCGCCGCTTGCGTCGAGGTACGGCGGGCCGAGCTCGAGCGTTTTATGGACGGCCGCGAGCACGTGTGGCCGGACTTCCCAAATCGAGCACGCCGGCATCCGCGCGGCCGCCGGCCGGTGAAGCAAAATCGTCGCGCTGCCTTTGTGCTTTTTCCGAGGGGGGACGGGATCGGGAGCGTCGCAACGTGCGTGCAACGTGTCGGCGGACGTGCGCGCAACGTGCGTGCAACGTGTCGGCAACGTGTCAGCCCGGTTGAGGAGGTCGCCGGTGTCGACCTCGGCCAGTTTCCGGCGCGCGCGCTCGCGGGCCCGGCGCGCCTGGACGGTCGCCGCGTCCGGTTGATACTCGAGCCAATCGTGGAATCGGTATCCGCCCTCCTCGACCGTCCAGAGGCCGACGGCGACGAGGGCCTCGGCGACCTCGAGCGGCGCGTCGTCGACGAGGAGGCGCGCGACGACGCGCGCGGGAATGAATCCGTCGGTCAGGCGCCGCGAGCAAAACAGGGCGGCCTCGAGCCAGACGGCGACCACGCGCCCGATCCCGCGGCCGCCCTCGAGGCGCGCGCCGGCCTCGATCGTTTTGGCGTGTTCGATAAAACTATCGTCGACTTTCAGCCACATTCCGGCCTCACGGAAACTTCAGGAGGAGACGGAGGCGCGCGTACACGGTATTGACGGCGACCATCGCCGCGTGATCGCCGCCGACGTCCGGATGTGCGCGCCGCGCGAGCGCCCGGTATCCGGACGTGATGAGGCGCTCGAGGACGACGCGCTCGGGAATCGAGAACGTCAGATCGCCGTTGCCGGTTTGCGCCGCGAGCCGGCGATTGATTTCGGCCTGGATATAGGTCAGGAGCGGATCGCGGAGATGCTCGAGACTCGCGACCCAGAAAAGATACTGATCGTCGAGCGCCTCGAGCGGTTGCCCCTGATACTTGCCGAACGGCATCGTATACACGGCCATTCATCCCCGCTCGGCGCGATCGAGCATGAGGATCGAGCGTCGGCAGCGTTGACACCGGAATCGCCAGCCATCGGCCGCGTGCTCGCGGACGAGCTCCTCGTGTTGACACACGATCAGATTGAGGAGCCAGCGGACCACTGTCATACCGTCGCCTCGGCGGCCTCGTCGACGAGCGGCCGCGCGGTGTCGAGCTCGTCGGCCGCGTTCCCGCGCTCGAGAAGCGGAAAGTCCGTGCCTTTGTTGAAGCGGAGTTGTTTCACCGATCGGCCGCCGCGTTTCGCGTTCCACGCTTTGATCGCGATCGCGATGATGTACCGTTGCGGGAGCTTGCCGCGATTGCCCTTATTCGCGAGGAGAATTTTCCGGAGCTCAAAGAATGGATCGAACTTTTTCAGATTCTCGCCGTCGGCGATGTCCCGAATGAACGCGTCGGCGAGCGGTCGATCGTAATCACTAAAAATGCGGTGGAGGAACGCGCCGAGCGCGACCGACATGAGTTTCGTCGATCGGAGATTCTTTGCGGCGTCGACACTCTTTCGAATCGCGGGATCGCTATCGAGGAGTTTTCGGGCGCGTTGCGTACTGACGGCGACATTTCCGAGGCGCCCGGTCGCCGGATCCCACTGGCCGAGCCAATTCAACGTGCGCTCGAGGAGATCGGGATCGGGAATTTGCGCGATCCGGAGAACGTCGCGGAGCCGGCGTTTTTCGCCGCCATCGATGAACCCGAACGCCTCGCGCGCCACGCCACGCGCCACATATACCGTGAGCGGGACGCCGGACTCGACGCAGGCCGCGATCCTCGTCTGGCCGTCGATCAGATTTCGCCCGAGAAGGACTTTATCGAGCGTTTGGAATTTCAGCGTTTCGCCCGTCTCCGCGTACCACTGATTTAACCGTTGATCGGACGCATACCGCGCGATCGCCGCCGGTTTACGTGTGCGATTGATGATGAGCCCGGCCGCGACGGCCTCGTCATGTTCGATCAGAATGCGGCGCGCGTCGTCCGGTGTGATCGTCTCAAGTGCGAAATCGATCATGATGTCCTCCCTCTAGGTGTTCACGGAGGCGCGGGATCGGCCGGCCCTGCGCCCGCCGGAGATCGTGGAATTGATCGTGGTCGCGGAGCGCGGCGTCGAAGGCCTGCGCCGTTTTCGCGGAGATCGGATGTCCACACATACAGATGATCGAGACGCGGACCCACTGAAAGATTTTCATCGCCCCATCTCGAGCTCTCGGAGCGCGGTGTCGCGCGCGGACACGAGCGCGGCCATCTGATCGTGTGATCCGCCGGCGACGTCCGGGTGTGCGCCGCGTGCGCGCTGCCGGAACGCCTCGAGGACCGCGGCGCGCGTCGGCGTGTCGTCCGGCCCGAACCCGAGCGAGGATCGCCAGGTTTGCCCGCGGGCCGGGAGCGCGTTGTACCCGGCGAACACTTGATCCAACGTTCCGACCGCATAGCGATCGATCCGCCGGAGCGCGTCGAGATGTTGGGCGATCGCCGCGACATTGTCGGCGACGCGATTCCACTTGTCGCAGGCGAGGCATCGATCCTGCCCGCGAAATCGGAAATAGACCGCGGCGCCTGGATCGGCCGGTTCCGGCTCGCCGGCGCGCGGGAGGCCGTCGAGGCGCGTCCGGACATTCGTACTGAGGAGCTCGTCGACGGCGCCGAGGAGGCCGAGCTCGCGCGACAGCCGGCGGATCGCGTCGGGAACCGACAGCCGGCGATTGGTGCGTTCGGCGACGCGCTCGGGCCCGCCGCGGTCGACGTACACCGTCGTCGAGGTGCGAAACGTCGCCGGCTCGCGGTCCCGGGCCGGTGTGCGGGCCCATCCGATCGGCCAAGTCAGCGGGTAACGTGTCGCGTCGGTGAGCGCCATCGGTCGATCACATCTGTTCGGCGACCTTGCGGGCGATCCACGTGCGGAGATCCTCCGGCCGGACGCGGACGACGTCGCCGATCTTGAGTGAGGGAATCTCGCCGGCGCGAATCAGGTCGTAGGTTTTCCGCAGGGACATCCCGAGGGCCTCGGCGACCTCGCGCGGCCGGAGGAGCATCCGTTCCGTACCGTGCACGAGGGCGGGCGCGTCGACGGTGTGAGGCATTGGCGATTCCTTTTACATGCGGCGCCGCGGCGTTCGGGCGCTCGTCCACCGAATCAGGCGCGCGGCCTCGCGCTCGGCGTCGCGTTCGATTTGCTTGCCCTCGCGCTCGGCGGCGCGCTGCTCGAGGCCGTCGAGGTGCGGGAGCCGAGCGGCCAGGAGCCGACGGACGGCGCGGAGCTCCACGCGAATCGCGATGAGCGTCTCGAGCGTCTCGACGAGCGTCGCGTGGAAGGCGGATTTCACGGGCCGACCGTTTCGACGGCGTCGGCCTCGTCCTCCGCGGCGCGCGGGCGAATCTTGCCGTCCTTCGTTTTTGGGAACGTGTCGAGATCGAGGCCTGTGATCTCGCGGAGGCTTGCGACGAATGCCGGCGTCGGCCGCCGGCGCCCGGCGAGGACCGCGGAGATCGTCGTCTCGTGTGTTCGCATCTTGCGCGCGAGCCAGGATTGATTTTTGTTTTTCTGCGCGAGGATGTTGCGGAGCAAATATTTCGCGGTTCGCTCAGGTGTCATAACGTGATCCGGTATATGCCCGTCAGCAATCACCGTCAAGACATTTGCTGAGCCGGTTTAGAAAAAGAGTGAACAGACGGGAGAATCCTGAGATCACGAAATGAACAAACCCGAGGCACCAAAGAGTACCCGTCAAGACTCTTGACCACGGTAACGCCCGCGTGTACTAATCGCCCTCGTTCCCTGACTGTGAGAACGCCCGCGCGCCGACCATGTCCGAAAAAGACATTCCGAACGGCTGAATCTTTGTTTCTCGAGGCCTTCGGTGTTCTATATGCGGACATGATCGAGCAATTGCGCGCTCGAGGTCGGCGTCCGACACAATCGGCCGTCGCGGCCGCGTTCGGACTTCGCCCGAGCTCCGTGTCGGAATGGTTGCGACAGGAGCATCGCGGGATTTCCCTGGCGATCGTGAATCGGATTTGCGATCGGGCCCGGGTGACGCCCGCGGCGATCTTCAGCGGGAAAGATGTCCTCTCTGATCGTTGGAATGCGTCAAAGTCCGTCGCCGCTCCCGGCCCGAGCGCCGATGCGACGCGCGGCGGCCGATCCTCCGCGGGACGAGACAGGAGGAAACTTGCCGCCGCGTCGTCGTCAAGCAAAGGTCGTCGCCTTACTCAGGCCGAATTCGAGGAAATCAAAATCGCGCTCGAGAATCTCGAGATCGCCACAAACTATCTCATTCGCCGGATCCTCCGACCTCTCGTCACTTCTCGATACACTGCGCGCACGGTCGCCGGCGAAGATCACGAATCTCCGAAGCTTCATCGTCGGTCTGCTTGATGAATGCGGTTGAGCGGCGCCGCGCGCGGCCGCCGTGTGC